GAAAACATCTTTTTATTGGTAGCCATACTCGGAATCCCACCGAGAACTAAGGATTAGAAGTCCCCTATGATATGTATTTTCACCATACGGCCAGAAATTATGATGGCATCCCATTTAGGAACACCACCAAACCCAAAGGCTCTATTGCAGAGTCAAATGCAAGGAAGAGTTACTGCGGAAGATATGGTCGGTCTGCGGCGTAACGCTCGCCGTCTAGCTTATTAGGCAGTACCTGCGCCCAAGGCAGGTGGGTTCACTTTTTCCCTACAGACCGATAAATTTGTTTTTCTAAAAATCAATTGATTTGAACCCAGAAAATCGGCCACAGATTTAGCTGCTGTTAGTTCGTCATTAAATCTTTTTGAAAATTGTATTTTTCCTTGTTTTTTAACATTAGCAATCCATTTATTCCTAGACGAACTAAACGAAACATAAAGATATTTAGATGGAAAAACACGACTTATAGGTGTGATTTTTTTAATCCTGTTTCGTCTTGAAAATCTGGAAATATTTTTCCAATCTATGTTATAATAGACGCACCATTTACGTAGGGTATTATCACTTATATTATATTGTTTAGCAATAGTTAAAATGGGATGTATCTTAATTAGAGCAATCAAATCCTCTTTGGATGGTCTTCTCTGCTTTCTTCGGTTTTCATTAGAGCAAATAGCACATATATCATTGTTAGAGTATCCTTTTGATGGTTTCCCACACTCCTTACAAAAATAATATTTTTTATGTTTTTTCCCTGCAAATGTTGATGTCTGACTATGACAATTTGGACAAAGAAATTCAAGATTTTCAATTCTATCATCGTCAGAAACTCCATTTTTATGTTCTAATTGTAAGGAAAGTTTCAAATTATTCCATTGTCCTTCATTTGAGCACTTTGAGCATTTATAAGGCAATAAATTAAATTTAATTAAATATTTTTTAGTACTTACGCGTTTGTGTGGAGAATGTTCCACTAATCTAGTTAAAAACTCGTCCTTTGAAACTTCTTTAGTTAATATCGAAGAATGAAGTCTGTTTAGAAAATGGGAAGAGTCTATATTTAGTTCCTTAATTCTATTTTTACAGGTTACATAGTTTCCACCTTTATTTTCCATCCCAAAAAACTTTAACACTTGGGACATTGTTTGGCTTGTAAGAATTAGTTTCTTAAAATCTGGTTCTGGATATGACCATATGATACTTGTTCTTTTTCGCATATAGTATATTATACACGAATAATGGTGAACTATGAAGTAGGGGTTCGATATAAATTTGGCAGCCCCGATTCGATTTGCACGAATGATGTTTATATTTCGGTTCCAAAGACCGACGCGTTCGACTACTCCGCCACGGGGCAATAAAATTTCGGGAGCAACGTGTTACTAAACTAATCTAGTAGACATGACCCCCATCACCATAAAGGTGAGAAGTAAATTAATCTTGTGGAAACAAAAATTTCGCAAGAGAATCGTTATGCTCGTTGACGATTGTGTTAGCGTGGTCTGGCCACATTGCTTTTCCGAGAGTTACTTCATCTGGAAATCCAAGACATTTAACAACGTCCGCAACATCGTAATCAGTACCGCGTTTAACGATTCGAACGCCCCATTTGTTATGACGGAAATATTGGTCGTTGGTCATCTTTATTTTTTAATAGGAAATTCCAAACAAACCTCTCCTCTATCAGAATAGTATGCTCCATCTGTAATTGACGCCTTAGATTTGTAAGCTTTTTTCTTGGAACGGTCATTCAAAAACTCAGCCAAGCATTTTTCATTATGTAAATGATATTGTTTATCTATCCCATCTGGACCTTTTAGGGTAGCAGCAATGGAATCTTCCTTGTCGTCTTTATCTTTGGTGTCGATTGGACGTTTACAGTTGTCACAAATTGTTTGGATTTTTGCCTCAGCAGTATAAGAAGCGACTGCACTTTTTTGAGTTTCCATTTTCTTGTTGATAAACGACGCCATACAAGCCATATCACAAAATTCATGTTGTTTTTTATAAGTGGCACCATTTGCTTCTGGCTCGCTAAGAAGAGCAACAGATATGTTTTTATGACCTTCTGGATAATGTTGGCCGAGTTCAGCGCCGCATTGGTCACACGCAACTACTTGTCTCGCGAAAGATTCTAAATTATTCATACAACAAGTATTACACGCAAAAATACCCAAATAAAAAGAAAAAATCATACATTATTACCATTTTTGTGCATAATATATTGAATTGAAAATGATACCGACTAACCGTTTTAGCCGTCCTTATGTGCTCCTAAGAAGAGTGTCTCTGTTTATCAGTTTCAATTCACCATAAGGGCGGTAATTATGATTTTTAACGACCTGCCAAAAACCTTCGGAATATATAAATTTACCAACAAAATAAATGGTCGCATCTATATTGGTAAGTCTAATAATCTTCGGTATAGAATAAAACACCATTTAAGAAAAAGTGCTAATCAAGTAATAGATAGAGCTATAAAAAAATATGGATTAGATAATTTTGATATTGAAATTATTGATACATTTGAAAATATTGACAATACGGAACTTCTAGCTTTAGAGACTTCGTATATTGAATATTTTGAATCTTTGGTTGGTCAAAATGGATATAACATTTGCCTGTTTGGTTTGAATAATACAGGGTGTAAAGTTTCAAATGAAACTAAATATAAAATAAGCATCGCACATTTTGGAAAAAAACTTTCTCAAGAACATCGTCGTAAAATTAGTTTAAGTAGTTTGGGTAGAAAGGCTTCGGAAGAAACAAAAATCAAAATATCCATATCCCGTTTAGGAGATAAAAATCCTAATAAAAAATGGAAAGCCTATGGAAATCCGACTTTTAACAAAAACATATATCATTTCCAAAACCGAATAACTAATGAAACTTTTACCGGCTATCAATATGATTTTTATACAAAATACAATCTACGCTCAACAAATGTAAATAGAATTATAAGTGGTAAAGACAAATCATTTAAAAATTGGATATTTTTAGGCCGTCTTTAAACTAAGATTTTTCCTACCCACTTTGTCTGGCAGCGAGTATAAAAGAGAGTTAACTGAAAATTTTTCTCCCTTTAAACCTTCGTGACCATCCAACTCCTTGTGGCTACCCTTTTTAACGTATGCTAGGGTGGCATGAGCATGATAAATTGGATAAGTTGTTTGAATTGAATTTTTAAATTTGTCTTTTAAAGCGTAGTGAAGTTTTTGAGCATCTGGACTAATTACTTCAGCCTTTAAAACATCATAATCTGGACATTCAAAACGGCTTACAGAGCCTAATTCAAAAGCTATAGATTCTTGATTTTCCAGAAAAGCTTTAAGTGGTTCAGTTTCAAAATCAGGGTCAAAACCATAAAGTACCGTTACATGATACTCGGTCTCTTTGCCATCTCCCGCAAGATTACTATCAGAAATATGTTTGTCGCTAAAAGTAGTGAGTTTTTGTGACAAATCTTTGCTAATCATCGCCATTAAACAGCCCTTGGAAACTCCCTCCTTGGCGTAGGCCAGTAAATCAATTATTATCATATATTATTTTACACTTTTAATAGCGGAAAATATTGAAAACATTCAGGCCAGTCAACGCGGGGACAAAAAACAATGGCAATTTCTTGATTATTTAAATTCGATTCGGTAACGATAACGTAGTCTTTTTGAGTCTTTAGCATTTCGAATTCGATATCCCTTACTTCAACAACTACCTTGCGAAAAGACTGGGAGAGCCACTCTTGATAAACGGGGTCATTCCCGAATTTAAGATGCGCCATTAAAACGCCGTGTGCTGCTCCCAAAACTTTATGAGAAGGAAGGGACTTCTTAATACAGATGTACATTTTTAGATTATTTTTCATATCAGCGTCAAACCAGTTGGGTCTTTTAAAGCTTTTACTAAATTTCTGGCTGAGTTTCTAGCATCTTTGCGAGTAGGGATTCTCAAGCCTTCAAGGACACTGCCTTTAGGAAAATGGGTAAGACCTTTGTATGGATTTTTTTGATTTGATTTCATAAAATTTTTGCTGGAAGTTAGTGTCCAGCGGCACTGATGCAATTCGCCTATGCAACTAAGCTGGCCGATTACTAACTCATCGGACCACTCGGAGATTGGTATTGCCGACCAGAGTCGCACTGGCTAGGAATAGCTTGAAAGGCTACTTACTCCACTCTTTGTATTCAGCAACATAAATTATTTTTTATCCTCATATAGAGTGACGTAATTCTTTCCATATTTTTTGATTGTGTAATCTAGAAAAGGCTTCATGTCTTTTTGGAAAATTACTTTGAGTTTTCCCTTAAATTGTGAAATTTTTTCTTTATTTTTAGGGGTTAACCATCCTTTTATCTCCACATATTCGTCGTTAATTTTAAAATCGGGATAAAATTTAAATGTTCTGCCTTCAAAAACATAATCAAATCCAAAAGTATTTCTTGTAAATAAAATTCCATGTTCGATATTGTAAATAACCCAAGCCAATTCCCAAGAACTATTACAATAATAACCTTTATACCAACCCATGTGGCCCCGGCCAGCCTTTTCCCTGTATCCTCCGCGATTAGAATAATCCATTCCCTTCCGTGTGCATTCACGGGAACAAAATTTTCGTTTACCGTCAAAATAATCAGCAAACCTTTTGTGACAATAATGATTTTGATTGATAATATTGGTAGGGTTAGCTGGTTTTGCGCCAATGCGTTTAAACTTTGAGAAAGTTTCGTGCTACTATTACACCATAACCCCATAAAAAAGCCCGCGTTGCTACTTTTACACTATACTGCTACATTAGTCTAGCTTCTTTGTCCTCGACGGACGCCATTTAATGCAACTGTGTATTCGGTATTGCGCCGAATCCTCGGGACGATTGATAGCCAGTGTGCTGCCGCTGCACCAATACCGGCGAGGCCGGTATGTGGGATTCGAACCCACGTCTCTGACACGATTGGACACCAGTGATTCATTAAAGAATTCTCCAAGTTAAAGGCTTGGCATGTTTCCATAGGCTGGTGAAATTTGGTGCAACCGGAGGGACTCGCACCCACGATGGAGCTATTAGCTCACAAGATTAAAAGTCTTGTCCTTTCGCTGCTAAGGGAACGATTGCATTAAATTGGTAGCGCAAGTGGCTTGAGGAACCACAACCTATCCCCTATCAAGGGAGTACTCTTACTCATTTGAGTTACTGCGCCATAAATTAATTAACTCTTTGGTTGTTTTCGGACGACTACTCTTGATGCCTCTCAAGTCGATTCAGACGTTACGGATTCAAAGTCCGTCACAACCTGTCTCTGCCCCGTCTATGCTATTCGAATAACATATTCAGCCTCTTTTCCGTGAGTTAAAATGGTGGGGTGTATAGGAATCGCACCTATGTTACGAAAGTGTCATTCTCGTGTCCTAACTACTAGACTAACTCCCCGAAATTGGTGAGTCCCAAGTTTCTAAACTTGGCCAGTCTCCTATTCGAAGAATGGCTTTTAAGACCCATAAATTGGTCGCGGCGATGGGTACTGCCCCCACACGAATATTCCGATTAAAAGTCGGCTGCACGTTCTTTGGTAGCTTCACCGCGAAAAATTGGTTCCGAACCTTGGTAACGCTCCAAGTCTTAATGGGTAACAACCATTTGTGCGACTTTCACACTCGTAGGGAATAAAAAAAATCAATGCAAATAACCACACCTAGATATTAGGCTACAAGTATATCGAGTCCTTGACGGCTCTTACGAAATCCGCCTTGCATTAAATTGGCTCTAGAGGCTTGAGTTGAACAAGCAGTGCTTTTTAAAGCGGTGGATTAACAATCCACTGAGTTTACCAATTCTTCTACTCTAGAACCAATTTTACTTGCTGACCTCATTTTTGACTATACACTCATTTGCTGGGGAATTTAGCAGCGTGGCGTCCAAGCCTTTTATGTTCCCTCTATCTTATCACTAAGATGCAAAATTTACCCTAACGATTGAATAATTGCTACACGGCCAAGCTCATAATCGCATTATGAAGTATTAACGACAAATCTCCTTCTCTATGTGCGTTTTTAAAATGGACGAAAACGCTGACTACTTACGATATACCCTTTGGGGCCGTCGTCCCATGGGCTAGGGAATTAATTCCCGCAATGACAGACCAAGTAAATTAAATTTTTGTCTTCACTACATTTCAAGTGTAATAACAATATGTGAGAGAAAAAATATTACAATTACGAAAAGAAGGTAAAACATTCAGAGAAATACAAAAACTTGTTCCATGTAGCGCATCAACAGTTTGGTATCATTGTGGAAAAGGCGCAAAGGAAAAACATAGAAGACAAAAAAGGAAAAACTATGCTCGTATTCAAATAGAGATAAAATCTCACTTCGAAGGAAAATGCAAAATTTGTGGATATAATAAATGTTTGTCAGCTCTGGAATTTCATCATCTCGATTCCTCTAAAAAGGAAAAAACAGTATCTAGGTTTATCCAAGCTGGTTCAAAAAGTAAAGCCTATAAAGAAGCAGAAAAATGTATTCTAATATGTGCTAATTGCCATAGAGAATTACATGAAAACGAAAAGCTTATTCGCCATCCTACAATGACAGACCATTAATTTAAAACAGTTTCGCCTCCCTATAACACTATAGACTTTATTTTTTCTTAACCAGCGCGATTGCTGGTGAGGTTACTAAATTGGAGCACTTGGGGAATTTTGAAATCCCGACGTTCACTTTGGAAGAGTGACACTCTGCCTCTGAGTTACAAGTGCATAAATGGATGCAGCGATTGGGATTGCACCAATGGAGTTCGTCTTATGAGGGCGAATTGAATACTAATTCTCACTGCGATAAAAAATGGTCGTAAAAACTATTAAAGTAATCTCAAAAATCATCTTTCTCTTTGAGTTTACTTTTGTGTATCTATTAATATATGAAAAATAAATATACCAAAGAACAAGTAGAAAACGCGGTTTTAGAATCTAAATGTTATTCAGATGTTTTTAGAAATTTAGGACTTAAAATAAATGGTGGTTCTTATCATTGGATTAAAAATTTAATAAAAAAACATGATATAAATATTACTCATTTCTTAACATCAAAAGAATTATTTAAATTAAATCATTTTATTAAAAAAACTAATTTTTTGGGTATACAAAAAATTGAATCTAATCAACGCATCAGAGCTAAAAAACTTAGAAAATTTATGTTAGATAATAATGTTGATTATAAATGTAACATTTGTAATATTTTAGAATGGCTCGGGAAACCTATGACGCTAGATATAGACCACATTGACGAAAATTGTCTAAATAATCAAATTGAAAATCTTCAATTTCTTTGTCCAAATTGTCATAGACAGAAGACTCAATTAAAATTAAATGGTTGCGTTCGCCAGAATCGGACTGGTCCTTTGCCTTATGAGGACAACGTGCGCCATTACACTCCCACGCAATAAATTGGTCGCTTTCACAAGACTTCTTCCTTGTATTTCCAGCCTCATTGCTGGTGTCCTAGAATTTTAGACGATACGGCGATAAATGGTACAGGCGGTGGGACTCGCACCCACGAAAACTCCGCCCCAAACGGAGTGGCATAGCTACTAACCGACGCCTATAAATTTTAAAATGTTAGTCCCATTTATTCTTTGACGAGAAAATAATGGTTCGGTACTCAACTAGCATAAATTGGAAGTCAGTTTCGGTAACGCTCCGAATATACGAGCAGGTTTGCAATCTGCGGGGTTTTCTTACTCCCTCACTGACTATTATAAAATGGCGGACATGACCGGACCTGCCCCGGCTTAATCATCGTTGACAACGATGCGATTCGACTCCTTCATCTTCATATCCATAAATTGGTGCATCCAGAAGGATTTCCACCTTCACGCTACTATTACTTCGCAACAGAGTCTAAATCTGTCATGGCTGGTTGTTTCATCATGGATGCATTTCTTAAAATTAACTTATCAGAATTAAAATATTTTGCAATCGCTTCTGCTGCCTCCAACTCTGTTTCTCCTCTCTTAAAAAATAATGCTTTGCCGTTTTTTCTCACAATGGCTCTCCATTTAGAATTTCCTTTATCAACTTGAACATAAGCATATTGAGACGCCCTAATCACTTTTTCTTTGACTGATTTGGGGTTCGCTTTTTTATAAAAATGAGAAAATGGAGACAAACTTTTATAGTCTATTTGATAATCTTCGCACCAACGGACAATTGCGTTGCCGGTTAAGTTAAAACTTTTCGCTATTTGCGAGAACGACTTTCCCTTTATTAAAGAAATTAATTCATTTTTTGATGGCCTAATTACTTTACGCTTATTTAATCTAGGGGCAGTTCTCCAGAATGGATTAGGAATATATTTTAATTTATCCTCTCTCGTTGGAGCTTTTAAAAATTCCAGATTGTATTTTTCTTTAATCTTCTTGATTCTGTTATGAGATTTCCCATAAAGATTTCTTCCTAATTTTCTTAATACGTCGGTTGCCGAGTAAGATGTTTTAATGGCTTCTACTAAGACCTGTTCGTCAACCGGTTTTGAGATTTTTCTGATTCCAAAGTTGGTTGTTTTTGAATGGCAATTTGGGCATAAAATCTGTAAATTTTCCAAATGATTATTATGATGATTCCCGTCTTTGTGGTGAAGTTCTAGTGGAATATCGTCTCCTAGCCATGATGTATTTGAGCATACTTCGCACTTCCTTTCTTTTATCTGTTCGTCAAAAAGGCGGAACTTTAATGGGTTAGAGTTAATCCTCCTTTTTCCATTAAAATAATCAGAAATTGGATATTTGAATCCAAATATGCCGCCTCTCCTACTAGCTTGCCCTAAAAAATGAGAATCATCTAAATTAAACTTTTTAATTGTGTTGTAGATTTTTTTATAATTCTCCCCTCCGCGTTCATACATCCCCATTGCTTTAAGAATTGCGGCTACTGATTTTAATTGTTTTTGTTGAATTAACTTGACAGCTTCTTGTTCGTTATATTTCATAAGACACTCTTTAAGATATTATACCGCTGATTGTGCTAAAATTACAATATATTTAAAATGGTGCAAAACTCCAGATTTCCACTGGAAAGCCACTAATTTTGAGTTAGCGAGGTATGGTAGTTCCCGTCAGTTTTGCATGGTGTCATTGATAGGACTCGCACCTATACGCTGCTTTGATTTCGCCCAAAGTTCTCAACCTTGGATGTATTCTATTCCATCACAATGACAAATTGGTGGGAGATGCGAAGCTTTTCACTATCGCAGCAATTCGAATTCAACTGGCCAGTTAACATAAGAATTAGAGTGTTATATTACCCCGCGTTTATCTTTCGCCAATCTCCCGTAAATGGTAGTTCGTGCAGGCTGATGTCCTGCGCCTCTTCGCCTATAAAGCAAACGCTCTTAATCGTGTAAGCTAACGAACCATAAAAATTGGTAGGTATTAAAGGATTCTAACCTATATCTTTCACGTTCGAAGCGTGACACTCTATACATTTGAGATAAATACCCATTAAATGTTTCTTAAAATGGTGTCCCAAGAAAGAGTCGAACTTTCATAATCCAATTATGCACAAGACGCTTCGCAAGCGTAGCCATTACTGGGACGTAAAATTTTGAGTTCAATATTTCATTCTCACTAGAGCTAGGGAATCGCACCAATGCCATATTAAACTTGGTAGTCAAGCAGTAGTAGGAAATAATTTTCCAACCGTTTTGACGACCCTAAAACTCGCTGATTTTTTTCAGAAACCGAGGCTAAACCAGTAAAACCTATCCGACTTCACTGTTTTTCTCTGCACTTACTTCTCCGCTTTGCCGCCACGTCCCCGTCCGAATACGACAACTAACTCGCGGCAAAAATGGTCAGGTGGCCGAGTGCCGACCTCGGTTAGTCAGTTTCACGAACTGAGAAATTAGCCGTTATTATACGCACCTGTAAAAATGCTAGGATAAATTTCTCTATCCCGCGTCTAACCGTCGAAACGATTAGAGGAGTAAAATGGTGGTAGTTGAGGAAATTGCATCCCCGTAGGCCGAAGCCAACGCGTTTACAGCGCGTCACAATTGCTACTCTGTCAAACTACCAATTTAAATTTTTTATAAAAATCTGACAATGTAATAGAAGTATTTGCTTTAATTTCATTTATTGGAATAATATATATCTCATCCAAGTCGGTTAAAACAAACAATATATCAACTTTAGTTTTGTCAATATTTTTACACCAATATTTTTTTTTGTTGCCACCCATAGTTCTCATATTAACAACGTAATATCCTTTTTTATTTTTGTGTGCGGTAGTTTTAACCTGTACCTTTTGTAAATTTACGTTCTCAACTATTAAATCATATTCTTGACTATCTGTTAATGGAATAGATACCGTATATCCTTTAGCACAGTAATGGGCAATTGCTTTTCCAAGGCCATGGTCGCCTTGTTTTTTCGAGTTTTTACAATTTTCAAACATACACCTGTATAATACACAGATTATGACGTTTTATCTAAAAAATTTGGTGGAAGTATCGTTCCCTTTACGCCTGATTCTAACAGGAGGATTTTTCATCCTACGATGGTGGACACATGAGGGTATCGCGCCCTTAATTTTAAACTTGCGTGCAAAGCAAGTACAGCACCTTTGTTGTCACATGGCCCAAAATATTTCATCTGCTAATCAGACCGTTTTTCGGTTCAATCTGCAAACGTTAAAATGGCAAGACGTGAACCATCGCAGGCTCGCTAAGTGGTTTGGAATCACTTGTGCTACTCTTACACCAACGTCCTATAAATTAAATTCAGCTAAGTTGCTAGGGACGAGAAGTAGTCCCCGAATACTCTCATGTCGAAGTGACTTTTTGAACTTGGGCGTAGAGCTAACGCCTCCAGAACTCGTTATTTACTTAACTGAAATTTTTAGCTATTACGGGCAAACCCGATTCAGGTACCAACCCTGACATTTTTATAAGGGGAGTTTTCTCCCCCGACTGGATTCTTT